TGACCTCGCTGATCGGATTGCCCGCCCAGTCGGTCCCGGTGATCGCAAAGTTCTTCGCCGCCTCGGTCGTGGTGATCAGCACCTGACGGGCCTGGTCGAGGGTGATCAGCGCGCCGCCCCAGATGGTCTCTGAGCCCACGGTTTGCGCGGGCGATACAATCCATGTGTTTGCCGCGGGACCGGGCCCAGTGACCACCGTACCGCCGGCAACGCCCAATCCGCTGAGCTGCTGGCCGACGCTCATCCCACCAGACGCCGTCGCGGTGACGGTCATCACATTGCCAGTGATCGAGGCCGTGCCCTTGAAGGCCGCGACGCCAGAGCCGCCGACCGGCGTGCCGCTCAAGAGGATCGTACCGGCGGTGGGGGTCTGCGAGAGGGCAATGGCGTTCGCCGAGCCCGCCGCGAGCGGGCCTACCGAGACGACGACCTGGTGCATGGAGCGCCTCCGTTACGAGACGCGGCTGACGTACATCTGCGCGCCGTTCGCCGCGATGGTGGTCGCCGCGGCGTTCGAGGCATTCTGCGCCATCTGCAAGATCAGCGTGCCAGCCGTGCTAACGACGAGCGTGCCCTCGGCGACGATATCGGTATAGACTGCGGTTACCGCTGTCAGGCTCGAAGCCAACGACGTCACGTTGGTCACCGCATTGGTCGTGGTGCCGTTATAGTTCCAGGTGGTCATGTTGAAGGCGCTCGCGGCGGCCGTGCCGCCAAAGGCCACCTTGGCGCCGCCAGCCACGTTGGCCGAGCCGTTCAAATGGATCGAGATCAGATAGGTCGCGCCAGCCTGCACATTGGCCGTCAGACCCGGAATGGCCGTGAGTGTCGTCGAGCTAGGTACCGACAACCCGGCAGACGAATTGAAATTGCCGTTCGTCTCGACGACGTCGGCCGGGAAAGTGACGGTGTCAGCGATCTGCATGGCTCAATCCTGGTTGTCTTGCGACCTCACTCGAACTCCATCTCCTCCTTGCGACCCTCGCCGGCCTTGCCGTGGCGCGCCGATGAGAACGGCGATTGATCAGAGCCCGTGCGACCTCCGGCCTTGCGCGGCCTGCGGCCCGCATGGTGATGAGCATGCTCGCCATGCACCTTGCCGACGTGCTTGGCGTGCTTCAGGTGCGACATCTTCTCGTGGTGGACGTGGCCGCCGTGCGCCCGCTTGGCGCGCCCGCCGCGGCGCTTCTCTTCGGCCTCGCGGTCGATCTCGCGCGCATTGGTGCGCTCTTCGGGACGATCCTCGACGTCCTCGACGGCGAGATCGCGGCCGCCGGTGGCGCGCTTCTTCGCCTTGCCGCCCTTGCGGTAGTGGTGGTGATGCACATCGCCTTCCACATGGTGGGCGGCGTGATGCTTGCCCTCGTGGTGGCTGGAGTGGTGACCGAGGGTATGGCCCTTCATTGTTTTTCTAGCCTTTCCTGCTGCTAGCTCGCCAGGTTCGCGAGCGGGACGTACTCGGCGGTCACGGTCATGACGCCGGCGCCGGTATTGGTCGAAGTGATCTGGAGCGCGACGTCGGTGTTGCCGACGTTGTCCCAATTGCCGATCTGCGTCGCCCCGGAGCCAGGCGACATGATGATCATGCCGAGCGTCGCGCCGTTGGCCGCGGCCGCCAGCGTGAAAGCCGTCGCCGAGGCCGTCGAGCCGACGCCGAACGTCGTCGCGGCGCCCGAGAAAGCGGTGGTCACCATGCAAGTGATGCGCAGCAGCTGGCTCTGCGCAGGGATCACGATGTTGGTGACGAAGACGCCCGCGCCCTGGCCGGGCGACGCCGCCTGGGTGACGCCGGCCTGGCTCTGCGAGACGACGGCGATGCCGGTGTTGGCTTGGCCGACCGCGCCCATCTGGCCAACGGCGTTCAACGTGCCGGAGCCGTCCGAGTGCGGCGACGGGCCGACGATCAGCGGGCCCGTGAAGTGCTCGGCGGCCGTCCACGGGTTGCCGCTCGTCTGGGTCAGCTGGCCGGTTTGATAATCCATCGTCGGTCCCTGATCAGGAGGTCGGGAAATTGCCCCAGATGGCGCGCCAATTGTAGTAGCCGAACGAGTAGCGCTCGTAGCCCTTGACCAGCAGGTTGTCGGTCACGAAATCGACCTGCATGTCGGTCTCGAACTTCACACGGCTCATGTAGGAGAGGCCGTCGATGTTGGTGAGCAGGAACCAGGCGAACGCCGACGTCAGGAAGTCGAGGACGATGTAGCCCTCGGGCAATCCGCCCGCGGTCGAGAGGATCGCATTGACATCGTTGTCGCTGGTGCCGGGCCGCAGCTCGGTCTTCGTGAGGCGGATGGCGACCGGCTCCAGTTCCGGCGGCACCACCAGCTTCCTGGCCCGCGCGAAGAGCTTCAGGGCCGCCTGGTCCTTGAAGTTACGGCGGATGGAGACCTGGCCGTTGAGTAGCGTCGCCTCGTTGAGGTCGGTGTTGGTCGTCGGCGTGTTGGCCACCGTGCCGCCGTCGATCGGGTGGGCCGTGCTGCAGAGTGCGACGCCATCGCCCTGGATCGCGGCGCTGAACGTCGTCGCGGTATTGAAAATGTTCGCGCCGTAGATTTCCTTGGCCTGTTGGAAGCTCTCGATCAGGCCGAGGTTCGAGGGGTGGAACTGGGTCTTGTAGAGGTTGTCGTCGATGGCCTTGCGGGTGATCGCATAGCCGAGCCCAAGCTCGTTGTGCTCCTGGTTGTAGACGTACCGTTCGCCCGCGTTGTTGTCGAACGAGGTTTGGCCACCCTCGGTCTTGAGCTGCGGCAGGCCGAGGTAGCGCATCTCGGCCGTGCGCTCGAGCGCCATCTTCGAGTCGTGGCGCGTGAAGACCTTGTCCCACTGGACGGGGATTTGCTCGTACTTGCCCTCGACGCCGCGCAGGCCGGGGAGGAGCAGGTCTTTGATCGCTGAGAGGTTAACCGCCATTGTCGTTGCCCCTCAGTTGGTCGCCGTCAGCGCCTTGGTCTCAACATTGTTGAAACCGACGATGGCGTAGTTGAAGGCCCCGGTGAACGTGCCGTTGGAGCCCGGCGGAAGCGCGAAGTCCGAGAGCGGGTTCGTCAGCGAGAGGACATAAAGCACCCGGAAGGGAAGGGTCGAGGTGACGGCCCTGGCGACCGTTATGTCGATGCCAGCGCCGGAGAGCCCGTTGGCGGTGTTCCCCGTGCCGTAAATGAACTGGGCGTTGAGCCCAATGTCGGCCTGCACGAACCCGGTGCCGGCCGAGTTCTGCGCTTGCACCAGGAAGGTCGCGCTCGGGTCGTTGATCAGATAGGCCTCGACGGCGTTGGTCGAGGCGACGTCGGAGCCGGGCCAGTAGTTTCCCCAGACCGTCCGCTTCTGCGCGACCGAGGGGTACTTGCACCCCGCGAAGATGCCGGCGATGGCCGCCGTTCCAGGGCCCGGCCCCGTGGTCACGCCTGCAACCGAGCCGTCGCTCAGCCGGAAGACCGGATCGTTGAGGAAGATGTTGGCCGTATTGTAGTCGACGATGGCCTGGACCTGTTCGAAGGTCGGAGCCGAGCCGTTGCCCGACTGCTGCCGGAACCCGAAAGGCGCGCTGACATTCGGCAAGACGGATGCTCCTTGTGGGAGACTTCCATCTTGCGCGCCACCTAGGGCGAAGAGGGATCAGGTTGAATGCGAGCCCTCACGCCGGGGAGGGCAAATCACAGGCGCGACTATTGGCCGTGTTCGAAAAGCTCGTCAAGAGCAGCAAAAAGGGCCGCCAGTCCATCCTGACGGCCCCTGTGGCGCCCCCGGCCGGGTTTCACGGCCGTCTTTCGGGTTGATCCGCTGCTCTAATGTTGAGCTATCGGGGGCTTGGCGCCGCGTTTGTAGCGACTTCGGCAATCGACGCAACCGGTTTTCCATCCCACCAGGCCTTGAAGGCGTCAGACGTCTCCTTGCCCTGGGCGCCGAACCGATTGGCGATGCCGATAGCCTTTTCCAACTCACCCTTGCGCAGTTCCGAGGCCGGCCGCTCGATGTCGATCCTCGGTTTGCCACGCAGGAAGCCATAGGCGAGCAAGGAACAGCGCTGCTCGCTGCGAACCTCGCGTTTTCGGTGCGCTTCCAGGCTCTTGAACTCGCTCCAGGCGCTTTGCGCGTCCTGCTGATGGTCCAGGCGCCGTCTCGCCTGCCGTTTGGCGCGCTTTTCCTCGCGCCGGATGATGGCCGCCTCGGCGGCGAGGCTTTTGATCTTCACTCTGAGATGAGATTGCATGTCCATTTGCTCCGTATGATGACGAAAAGTCGGTCATCGGAGCCGTTTACGGCGGACACCCGCTCAGATATTCAGAAGAACTTCATCGATCTAGTCCAGCTTGGCGCCACGGCGGGGACTTGAACCCCGAGAGCGTGGGATTGAAAGCCCTGTCTGGCACGATGCCCCGCAGCGGATCAAGCCCCTCAGGCGGCATCCTCTGGGATCGGGATCGGCTCGTAGGACTTGTTGATCCGGGTGAGCCGGTTGCCCTTGTTGTGGTTGGTGAAGCTGTCCGGCGCCTTGTCGCCGGCCGGCATGCCCATGATCTGCGCCTCTTTGTCACGCATCTGGCGCTGAGCTTTGCGCAGCATCGCGCGCTTGATCTCGTTGGTGATCTCGGCGGGGCGCTCCATCAGGATCATGCCCTTGCGCTCGATGGTTTTGCCCCGGTAGCCCTCGGGCATGTAGCTGGGATGGCGATTTGCCGGCACCGCTTCCCAGCCCGTGCGGGCGAGTTGGACTTGATAGGCCGGGTCGGTGGCGCCGTAGACCTTGTTCCGCTTCCACTCGTAGGACCAGCCATCGGGAATGTCTTCGGGCGGAACATAGAAGTCATCGCCGCCATCGAACACGGCGTCGAGGTCTTCGCCCAGGTGATCGCGCAACTGAGCGGCGCGCAGTGCGGCGCGCTCGCGAGGGTCTTCGACGCGCTTGTCGGGGCGGGGATTGGGGCGCTGGGCTGCGGCCTTGGTGGCGTCGGTCATGGTCAGTTCATCCGTCCTTGCTTGATCAACTCGGCCTTGTTGGTCGCGTACTCCTCGTCCGTCAGGCCGTTCAACGCGGCCGCTTCGCGTTCTTCGGCCGTAAGCCGGATGACCTGCCGGGCGCCGCTGTTGCCCCTGTTAGCCGGGGCGGCCGGCGGCGGCGCCTGCCGGCGTGCGACGGGCGCGGCGGCGGCGCTGGCCGGATCGGGCTCAAGCGGCTCCTCGCCCGGCAGCTTCGCCTCG